TAGGAATAAATACATTAACATTTTCACTATAATTCTTAGCATTGTCCCTGTAAGTTCGTGCTTCGTTTGCACTACTTCTTGAAGCGTTTGCAAAGTTACTAGCAGTAGTAGCAGCAGACTGTGCCGCTTCCTTGCTGGCTTCTGCGTTGTTTTCGCTAATTTTGGCATTGGCTTCGCTTGCCTTTGCGTTGGTTGCAGATGCCGTAGCGTCAGCCTTGGCGGTTAATGCCTCCTGCTTATAACCACTCGTCAGCTCCGCATTTTCAGCAGCGCTTGCAGCAGATAAGCTCGCGTACTGTGCGCTGTTACCTGCTACGCCTGCTGATTCGAATGCACTATCTTCACTCTTTGCTGCCGCAGTTGCGCTTGCAGCGGCACTCTGTGCTTGTGCTTGAGTCTGCGCGTAAACACCTTGCGCCAATGGCAAAACCTTTGCCGGGTCTTCCGACAATTCAAGAGTTTTTCCATCGTCACTAATTCTAAAGCTTTTGCCGTTCTCCCACGGAATTGTAGTATCAATATCAGCGCTTGTACTTACACCGATTTTCAAACTTCTACCGGTAACGTCGGTAAGCTGTTGCGCAATCATCGTCAGTTTATCGCCAATATCTTCAACCTGGTTAAAAGGATATTGGTCTGGCAAATCCGTTTCCTGCGTTACCGGCACTTCCCTATAAATCGTCAGTTTCCAACCTGTCGGCAACACCGGCGGCCGTTCACTCTCCGGCACTTCTGCGCCGACTGCATAACCTGGATAACGTACAACATTCTTTTCAACATCAACGTAATAATCTTTAGTCAGCAGCTTTTCTTTGCCGTCTGCGTCAGTCAATAAAACTTTTATGTCCGTCCGGTCTAAAATTTTAAACTGATACGCAAACTCTGTTGCATTCCCATTGCCGTTATATGTGATTCTGTTATCGACATGAGCAATCATAATAGCTCCCTCCTTTTATTATTTTTGCCAAAAGAAAAGCGTAGATATATTTTTATATCTACGCTTAATAAATTTACTTTAACTAATTATATACCTATTTTTAGAGATTCGTATCTATGCTACTTTGTGAAATCTTTGTCAACCTTTTTTTACGTTCGCTTTTGGGTCTGCGTTTGTAAATATCTTGCAGCTCAAAGTCCATATCATCACTAGCAATATCTATGCTGTTGAATATGATATTGAAGATGCCGCTAGGAACGCCAAGAAATGCACCGCCGACATATGCTGCTTGTTCTATTAACTCGCCGGGTTCTGTCTTGCCTTCCACAACGTCGTTCAAGCGTCTTGGAACAGTAAAGCCTTTATCAATCAAGTCTTGCGCCGCAGTCAGTCTGTAGCCATAGTTCCTCATACCTAACAGGCATTGTATGCCGATATTTGCAAATTGGCCGTAAGGTCCACCCATAGACAACGGGTAGTTGATAAGTTCTTTTGACAATTTACGATAGCCGTCCTTGTCTTTCTCAAAAGGAGCAGTCAAAGAAAGCTCTGCAATAGCCACGTTCAGCAAGCACACGCCGAGAAATTTGGCACCAGCAAAAGCAATCAGCCGTTCAGCCATTTCTTTTTTCTCGCCGCTATTCCATAACCTTTTGACGATATGTGCTTCTCTGTCCCATTGGTTAAACTGTGTGTTGAAAAATCCCTGGTACATCGTAAACAATCTGAATAAGCCGCTATTTCGTTGCATACTTGATACATCATGAATACGGCTGCTGCCTAACGTGCGGCGAATAACAGTGTTCGCAAAGTCTAGTGCTTCCTGCTCTGTTTTGCCTTCGTTGATTTTCTTCATGTATGCTTCTGCAAATACTGGTTTTGCAGTCATCATATCAGTGTAACCTAACAGCATTGCACCATATCTCAGCGTCCTTTTTTTAATCGGGTTAAGGTCAGAACGGTTCTGAATATCCCTTAACGTAATGTCTGGCACTTGCGAACGCTCACGCATAAATGCGCTTTTGGCACAAATAGCGTCTACTTCTGCTCTGCCTTCGCTTGTAAAACTGCGAAGTAAGGCTCTGAAAGCGTCGGCATGAGTAAAGCCTTTTGTGCTATTGCCGTAAAGAAATATGTTAGTAGTGTTCTGCATTATCGTTTTAAAATTAAACATAATAGCCGCATTTGTTGCAACATTACGCAAAGCGTCGGCAATCTTCGTAAATGTCTTTTCGGCCATATACGCTGTCTTATTGCCATATGGATTAGCGCAAGCCTGCAAAAACTCTCTTAAAAGTCTTACGTTGGTATCGCCTAAACGCTCAACCATGTTGCGGTAAATATCCTCATCGTTCAGTATCTTTCTGAAATCAAGCATTGTTTCGCGATAACAAATATCATGAATAGTGCTTTTCACCGCCGTAACCTCGCTGCCGCGCGATAAGTCGACGGGATACTTGCCGCCGGTACGCGACTTGCTGGAACCACTGTTAGTAGCTAAAGTCCGCTGCGGTGGTCTGCTACCTTCTTCGGTACTGTCGATTCTGTCGAATTTACCAGGCATACTGCCGGTTCGCATATCACGTTCCAATGGGAAGTAGCCACCGTCAAATACCACGCTTTCACCGCTGGCAAGCTTCATCACCAACGGCGACGCTTCAATCTTCGGCGGCTCAAAGCCTTTTGTTCTGCGGTTGACTTCTGCCAGCATAGGCCAGAATTTACTTGCTGCATTGATACGTGCCTGCGCATAGGCAATATCTGCTTTAGTCAGATGCTTGCACAAAAACTCTATAAGGTTTTGTTTGGTTTGCAGCATCGCTTCTTCTCTGCCTATAAGCTCCGATTCTTCCACCCATATATCAGAATTCTTTGCGCCTACCGGTTTTTGCGAACACAGCCTTGCGGCGTTGCTGTCGCTGCCCAGATTGCACAGCATAGCAATCAAAGCATGCTTATCTGCGCTACCGCCAAGCTCTTTGTAGTAAATTCTTGTATCATGCGCAATGCCTGTTTTCTTGTCCGGTTCCCATTTCTGCAAAGCATCTATAAGCTCGTTCTGGTAACTTTCAAGCATCGTGCTTTCCATATCTGCGCAATGGTTGATTTTGTTGTAAAACTCCCTAGTAAAATAACCTTCCGTCCAATTATCCATCATTAAGAAGAAGTTATCAGCATTACGCAGTGTAGCTATGATATTTTTAGGCCATTCAACAATTCGCTTACGCAGGCTCTTTTTACTGTCGCTACCAATCTCCGCCTCATACTCTACCGGCAATTCTTGCAGGTGCGCTATCGTATCAGCCTTAACCTGTTCAAAGGCTTCACCGGCGGCGATTTTGTTCATTTGCGTATCCTGTTTTGCAATAGCACGAATGTTTTTCAGCGCGTCGATAACGTCCATATAGTTCGCAAGGCTAAGTTGCGGCGCGTTGGTCAAATCATTATTCGGGTTCAGAACAAACTTCGGCATAGAAATAATTTCGTCACCGTACTTTGCCTGCATCTCTGCAATGTAATCGCTAAGCGGCTGCACTTCTCTGCCGTTGGTGTTAAAGTCCTTGCGGTGATAGCCCATGCGCTCCAGCAATGCGCACATTTGGAAGAAGTGCTGCTCTGTTCCCCACACTTCTTTCTTGCTGTGCATCTGCTTTCTGACGTACTTTCTTGCGCTTTCAATCTGATGTTTGGCCTTGACTGCTTCACGATACAAAGCGTGATTAATCATCTGCTGTTGCTTATACATAGCCGCTTCTTCCAAAAGACCAGCTTTCGCAGCTTTGTTTGCATTAGCCGCCGCTCTGCGTTCTGCCATAGCAAATCTTCTCGGCTTCATAACCTCACCTGCTGGCAAAGTCTGAATATAGCGTTTAGCAAAATTATCTGCGTTCTGCTTACGCACTTTAGCAATATTCTCACGCTCTTTTTGCTTAATATCCTTGTCGCTTATTTCATTGAGTGCCTCATCAATAAGCTGTTGTTCAAGTGCAACTACTTCGCCGCTTTCGTCATTATAGAGTGCTTCCCTTGCCGCTTCTCTTGCCTGTTCACGCTCCTGCATGAAGTCGGGGAATCTGCGGTTCACGGCCTTGTCAATCTCTTGACGCACCATAGCTCTTTCACTCGGCGAAGTCAAAATATCCTGCGCCATAGCGTCGCCGCTGTCATAGCCTAAGCTGTCAGCCACCCAGTCAAACAGTTCTCTCTGCTCGTTAGACAAGGCACGCTTTTTGCTCATCTCCACAAGGTCGACTTTATCCGGATTAGTTTCAAGTTCGCGCTTCAAGGCTTTAAGCTCGTTAAGCTCTGTAAGCTGTTCGCCCTCTACCAAAGTTTCGGCAATCTCTTTCAAGCCTTCTTCGCTTTTAAGTTTTGCTCTGTCACCGCCGTTACGAATGTAGTTTCTCGCCCAGTTATCCTGCACGTCGCTACCCTCATTCTCATTGACGGTATAACCTTCGACAATCTCTCTTGCCATTTCATAGCCGCTGGCATAGCCGTTTTCCTCTGCTATCTGGTCAAAGAGTTCTTTTTGCTCCTGCGATAATTGGTTGCGCTTGCTTTCTTTTACCAGGTCGACACCTTCGGGGTCTGTTTCAAGTCTATGCTTCAAGGTTTGCAGTCTGTCCAGCTCATCGACAATATGCTTAAAGTCTGCCTTAATTTCAGCGTCGCTATAGTCTAAGCCGGTACTACGTAAATCGTAGTAATCCGCTATATCTTCGCCCCTTGCAATCTTTTTGGCAATTCTTCTGCGTCCTTTTTTACTGGTCAAATCGCTTACGCTGCCACCGTAGTCATGAACGTATCTTGATACCCAGTTGACATTACGAATACTGTCACCTGCTTCATGGAATACAAGGCCTTCAATATCCGCTTGCTCTAAAGCTCGCTTAGTCCAATGACGTTTTCCGTCCTTGCCTATCTCACCAAAATCAACCAAGACTGCGCTTTGGTCCGGTATGCCTGCAAAGTCATTTGCATACTTGCCTTCTGTTCTATTGGTTGCGGCAAAGTAGCCCCACTTACCATTGATGAAAAACGCACGCTCACTCTTGACTGTATCTTGATATTCCGCAAGCTCGCTTTCTATTCTGTCAGCAATAGGATTTAAAATATCATCAATAGCTCTGTTTGTGTCTTTTAATAATTCGTTATAGTTTATGCGCTCATTGCCATAAATGTATTTTCTTGCAAGCCTACGCGGATTAGCTTCGATTGTTTCCCATTCGTTGATTTTCTGCTTGAAGTTAGCGTGAGCCATGCCGTGTTCATCAACAACGAAGGTAGGATTGGTAACAGTTTTCTGTCTTGACTTGCTGAACATAGCAATCAGCATATCTTCAGCGTTTGCAACACGCTCTTTAGAAAGTGTGCCATATGCGTCGACTTCTGCTTGAAGATACTCAACTATCGGATTAAGTATATCGTCAATGCTGGCGTTGGTATCGTTCAGCATATCATTATAGTTTGGCAGTACGTTTCCTAAAACGTGCCTATATTTTCTCGCAATAATCGCGGGATTAGCAAGTTTTGATTCTTGCCCAAATTCCTGCCCGACTTGCACTCTTGCACGATTGACAAGTTCTTGCGCTACTGCCTGCTCAATCTGCGGCCGTATTTCTTCGATGAAAGCAGCCTTTTCAGCTCTGCGTTTTGCGCTGAAATCAGCCATTGCACGTCTTGTCAGAATATCCACGGCCTTGTCTTTAGCCTTCAAGATTTTATCTTGCAAGGCTTTTTTATTTTGGTCTGATAACTTGGATGTTATATTCTCCGGCAAGCCACCAAACATACCTTCCATGCGCGACATAACTTCAATTTCTTCACGGCACGCCAACATTCTGTCGAATACCTGCCGTACTTCCGGTGTCAATTCTGTCGCATTTTCGCTTCTTGCTATCTTACTATAAATAGCTGATAACCAATTAGCGAATCTCTGGAACGCTCCACGCAGGCCAACACTAGGTGCTTTGCCTTCCATGATGTAGGTTTCAAATGCTTCTGCCAGCTTTTCATGCCCGGCTCTCTTTGCTTCAACGTCACCGCTTGCCCATGTTTCAGCATCAATGCCTGCATACTCCATGAGTTTTTTTGCATCAGCATTTAGTCTTGCATTGCTGGGGTCTGCAAGTGCTTCGTTAATCATAGTTTCTGCAAAGTAGTGTCCTGTTTCATGGATAACTGTGCTTGCGTCTGCACCTTTGAAAAGTGTAATAATATAAGAACCATCTTCCGCTGGGGAAAACATGCCTTTATCTTTCAGTGTACCATTGACAATTTTTTGTTGCTTGTAATTATCTGCTTTTTGTGATACACTATCAGCAAAAGAGGACGTTTTGTTTGAGATACTGGGCTGAGCCTTGAATTGCTCGGAACCCGAGGGCTTGAACGCGTCCTCTATTTTTTTATACTCACTTTCGTTAAAAACATTATGATTATAATATGATAATGATTTATCATTATGTTCTCTTACTGTAACAACTACATAACGTTTTTCACCATTAACATTCAGTGCAGAATGAATATAATAAAAATTCTCGTCTGAATGTTTTTCTTTTTGCGGCGCAGATTCTGTAACGAAATTACCATTCTCCATAATTTCACGTAAATAGCGCAATGCAAAAAGTTTTTCTTTTTTAGCGGAAGTGTGTTCCATTTTCTTTCTGCCACTTGCGCCAAATTTAATATTATTTTCTTGATACCCTTTATCTATTCTAATATCACCCAATACACCATTATGAACGCTCGTGCCTTGCAAGTTGTCCCTATACCATGCAAAAGCCTTTTTCTGCAAGCTCTTCAAATCTGAATAGTGTCCCATCTCATTTCCGGTAATATTAGTAGTATAGAATTGCTCTTTTTTAAGCACTCCTCCCTTGCTAAACCAGCCATTCTTTTGTTTAGCTTTGCCGCCATCTTCAAAGCGCAGCTTATTCTTTTGCAGCCATGCAGCAGGATTTTCGGGGTCTGCAATAAGTGCGCGGCTCTCCAGCACTAAGCGCAAATTGCCAGCATGAGATTTATTCATACCGGCTTTAGTAGCGCTGTCAACAATAGCGTCAAGTTCTGCGTCAAGCTCCGTACTTGCTTGCCTGGTTAAGTTATAGCCTTCTCGCAATTCCTTACGTGTCTTTGCGCCGCCGTCCGACAATTCGCCGTTGCTGTCAAAATACATATTGTCTTTTGTAGCCTCAAACAGTGCATTGTCCTTAGCCATAGCCGCCGTAAACTTGCCACGGCTAATATCTATATCCTGCCCCAGCTCCGCAGCCGTTGCAACTTCTTCTTCGGTAATTCCCAATTCCTCAAAAAGTTTATTATTGTTGCTAGTCTGCTTGTAGCCTTCTAAATCCTGCGCTGATACAGTAACAGTATTATCCTCTACGTTAGCATTAATAGCGTCAATGCTTGCTCCTGCGTATTCGGGGTTAATGCCTGTTTCTTTGATTCGTTCAGCGTCTGCTACTAACTTTGCCTTGCGTTCTTCGTTCGCTTTCAAGGCTACGTGCTCAACGGCACTGTCAACGGCAACGCTTACGCCACTGACTGTACCGCCAAGGATACCGCCGATAAGGCCGCTATAGCCTGCTTCCTTCAAATTCTGCTGCCAGTTCTCACCCCACATTTCCGCAAGTTTTGCAGTACTTTCACCTGGGTTCTTTGCCCATAAGTCCGTCGCCTGTTCCGGGAATTCCTGCAATGCTTCGGTAACGCCTTCTTCAAGGCCGCGTTTAGTGACTTCCCAAATCTTAGCTTTCAGACCGCTACCGGCTGGCATCTTCTTTAGCAGTCTGCCAAGCGGCAGTTCTTCCAATACCGCCTGCGGCACAGCGTTCATCAAGCCTGCTTCTGCCGCTCTGCTTGCGTTTACGCCTTCTTTGCGCAGTCGCAGATATTGTTCACCGCTGATGTTTGCACCATTGTAAAGCATACTGATAGCGTGTACAGTTTTCATTCCTGCACCGGCAGCGCCTGCGCCTTTAGTCAGTGCAAGCTGTACTAAAAGCTGAATACCGTTTTCGGCCAAATCATAACCAAGTTGCCCAGCCGCCGTATCAGCCTTAACTTCTTCGCGCTTCAAAATCTCATCGGTGACATAGCCTAAAGCCTTGCTGATGTTCTCTGATTGGTCATACTCTTTAACAACATTCTTGTCACCCTTATGAGCTTCAATATTAGCGTCAACGGCCGCTTTAGCCGCACCGAATAAGCCACGCACCGAACCTTTAAGGCCGTTCATTACGGCAGTGCCTATGCCCGGCTTATCGTCGTTGATAATACTGCTAGTATCAATCGTCGATGAGCTATTGCTTTTTACTGCCTGCGAAAACTTGTTGTATTCATCGTCACTCATTTTTTGCAGGTCATAAAAGCCTAGAGTTTCAACAGGTGACAAGCCGCTGTCAATATCAGCAATAAAGCCATAATTAGCATATTCCTTTTTTGCCTTTAATCTGCGGTCGAATTCGTCTAAAGGTTCATTAGCCATTTAGTAATCTCCTTTCAGTAACTTTGCCAGATATGCACCGTTTATTTTGCCCGATGTGCCATTCAGCCATTTAACATCGTACCAATCATCACCGGTTTTGTTTACGCTTGCGATACCACGTGCAATCAAATCTGCGTCACTTGCTTTTATATCTTCTGTACTGTCAAACCAGAATGAATGTTTTTCGGTAACATAGCTGCCGTAAACCTTAGTAGTTACGCAGTTTCTCAAGGCTTCCAACAACTCCGTTTCACCCGGATTCATGCCGTGATTTTTTACGCGATAAGCGCGTACCCATTGCCGGCCGTAGTTTTGGATTTTTTTCTTATACAGTGCATCGGCATTTTTGCCTGCGACTTGTTGTACAAGGCCTTCCATATCAAAAGCAAATTCGCCTGTACCGCTATACCAATCGTTGTATATTTTTTCTAACTTCCCGCGCTGTGCAGACGATGCACCTTTGTTAGCAGCGTATGCCAAGAATTGGTCAATGCTAGAAAACTTGCCTTCTTGCAGCATATCTTCCAGTACGCCTATTGCATCGTCATCAAGTTTTCCGTTACCGCCACCACTGCTTCCGCTTCTGCCTTGCGGTCCATATATCGCCGTCACTGCATTTCTGTATGTTACATACTTATCGGGGTCACTGCCTGCTTGACTAGTAGCCCACGTCATAGCTTCACTGTAGCTTGTACCGTTATTAAACATAGCAAATATCTCATTCTTTATTCCTTCAAAAAGTTTGTTTTTCTTATAAGTTTCTATTCTGTCATGGTCTGCTTTAATAGTGCGGTACTGCTTCATAATGCGGTCTTGCTCATCCTGGCTCATGTTGTGGGTGCTGCGCACGTTCCCTGCCCTATTGGTAACACTCTCTGCATATTCTTTGATACTAGGCTCATTCCCATGCTGCGGTGTGTCCCAGGTATTCCCCCATACATCCGTTGTTTTACCGCTCACCCAGCGTTGTGCATTAGTTTCTCCGCTATACCATGCTACCGCTGCACCTGCTGCACCGTATTTATCATAGTATTGTTTTAACTTAAAGCGTGCTACAATCTCTTGATTTTCCGGTGTCATTTCTGCACCTGCTGGCAAGCCTGCTTCTTGGCTCCAGCTAGGCCAGTTACTAGGCAAAATCTGATATTTGCCGCTTGCGCCTGTACGGCCATTCTTGGCGTTATAATTGCCGCCGCTCTCTTGAATACCGAAAGAAGTTAGCAAATTCTCAAAATCATTACCGCTTTCGCCGCCGCTAAATCCTTTCATGCCTTCAAGTTCTTTGCGTACCGCTTCTTCATTGTCGCCATATTTAGCATACAAATCTTTAGCGGTATTTCTTTCAAAAGCGCTGCTCTCTTTATCGTATGCTACCTTCTCAAAAGCAGCTCGCTGATTGGCAGTCAGATAACTACCGTACTTATCTATGATGTTACGCATAGTGCCATAATCTTCGTTGGTGATGCTTGCACCGACGGCACTTGCTACCACCTGCCCAATGTTGGCTCTGCTCTTAGATTCGATAAACTCTGCGCCACGCTTGCCATATATAGCACTTGTCAGCAACTGTGTACGAATAATCTCATCTTGCAGTGCCTGCGGATTATTCCAGTTCTTCTGTACAAACTCGCAGGAGTTCTGAATATTATTGTTATAGCGTAAATCAGTGACTGCTTCTTTTTGCTTCTGCTCGTATTGGTCGACAGTCTGGAAGCCTTGCTGTGCGCTCTGATACATTAAATGGTCTAATGCAAGCTGATTCTTTTGGCTGTGCAGTTTGGTATTACTTAATACATCCTGCCTTGCCTTATTTATCTGCTCTGTGTAGCTTGCGCCTGCGCCGGCAGTGCCTTCTAATTTCGTATTCATAAGGCCGCTTTCATCGTTGTACATGATGTTATAGCGGCTCTTATTAAATATATCCATAGCGTTAAGGATAGACTGTTTGTCCTCATCCTCTTGCTGTGCTTCTACTGCTACCGCCCATTTGTTGGCGGCACCGGCAATAGCGGCAAGTCCTTTGCCGCCGCTGCCATAAGCGTTAAGGTCACTCGATACCTTGACAGTCGCACCGCCGCCGGCACCTAAATTGACGCTGCCTTGATAACCTGCAATCTTCATACTGCACCTCCCTTACCAGTTCCATTTAGTAAAGCCTGTATTATCCATGAACGGGTTATTCTTCTTTGCCTGGTTGTAAAGATTGAAGCCGTTCATATTGCTAGCAGGAAGATTGAAATCACTGTTAGCATCGTACCATTCATCACCGCTTACTGTAGTTGTTCCCTTGCTGCCGCCAATCATGCCTTTAGAGTAAGCGTTCGCCGCCGCACCTACAAGCGTACTAAACATCTGCATTTTGCCGTTGGCTTTAGCGTTCTTCGCCGCCGCATTATATGCGCTTGCCTGGTTGCGATAATTAACCTCGTTTACATAAGTGCTCCACGCATCATTACGCTGATTCTGCAACAGATTCATACTGTCTTTTTTGTAAGCGTCCTCACTGCTTGAAAGAATATCGCTGACACTGCCGCTGCCGGTTAGCCCGCTGCTGCCGGCCGCCGCCAGTGCCTGCCCTCTTGCAAGCCTCATTCTATCGTTGAGTTGGCTTTGCTTCTGCGCATACGCTTCTGCCTGCTGCTCACGTTGGCGGCTCATAATAGCCGCGTTCTGCTGTGCAGCCTGCGCCTGCGCTTTATATGCCTGCTCCTGCTGTTTGGCCTGCTGATGTTGTCCGCTTAACTGCATAACAGTTTGCAGACCCATTAAGATTCCAAGTGTACCCATTACGCTCACTCCCCTCTATATGGAATATAAAACTGATAAAACTTTTTGCCGTCCCAACCTGTTTTAGGCTCTACCAAAAATACCGCTCCCAAGTGTCTTAAATAGTTAATGCTAGTGCGGTTCTTCTCGTAGACGATATTGTGCAGCAGTCCATGCTTGCGTACCCATTCATTCAGCACTCTTTTTGCTTCCTTGAAAAGCAGGCTCTTTGTGTACCCGTTGTAAAGTTCGTTCGTACCTACCATCCAGATTCCGCGCCCCGGTGCGCCCCATTCCATAACGCCCTTGCCGAATATCGCAAGCAGTTTTCCGTCCTCACCACGGTATACCCTTGTTTCTTCGTCAAGCTTGATACTGCCGATAAGCACGAATACCGGGTCACTGCTTGCTTCCAAATCTTCCTTATCGTGCGGCCGTATATCTTGCATAAGTTCTTCAATCAACGGCACAACATTTTCTTTTGACTTATTATCAAGGATTTCAACAGTCCACTTCTTAGCCACCGAAAGACACCTCCCGCACTACCGCCAGCAAGTTAAAAGGATATGGCTCATCCGTAACGATAATCACTCTGCCTTCGTTGTTAAAGCCGCCAATAGGCAAAGTCATATGCTTGTCGCCGGTAAATAATTTAATATCGCTCACTGCGTTCTGTTCGTCAAAGTTCATCAAGTCCATAGTATTTATATCCGGACCGACCATACCGCCAAGAGAATTACTTAAGCGCAGGATGCAATTACTAATCTGCTTTTTGCGTCCTTGCATAGTGCCGTCGCCCGTCCTAATTTCGACGTTTGGCAGTTCCACGATACTCCTATAAGGCAAGCCAATAAAAGCGTGTTGTACGGCCGCTGGAAGCGTCACAGCGCCGTCCTGGCTTACTGTCAGTCCGCTATACATTCTTCCGTCACCGATAACAGTAACTTTTTCGCCTGCCAACTCTGCCGCATCAATCTCTGTTTCCCCACTGCTCTTTTCAGCAGTGCTATACTCAATAGCATTATCAAGCATAATATAATCGTCTGGGTTATTGCTCTTTGCAGGATTCTTTGCCAGATACTCGATGTTGCGTACCGTCACGCCGTTTATCTCTCGCTTTACTACAAGATAAATAATATCTTCGTCGCCTTCCTGCACTGCCGCCACTGCTTCAATCTTGCCCTGCGTTTCTATCGTCGACCAAGCATATACTTTCTGTTCCATGATGTAGGATAAGCAAGCCATAGTCCCGTCACTTCTCACAAAATATATAGTGCTGTCGGGTTCCTGCTTATATGCACTGTCGACAATCTGTACATTCTCTATGATATGCTTTGCTAGCAATGTTAAGTCATTGCCGCCGTAGCTGTCTGTTTCATAACTATATGCCATATCCCTTACAGTGCTTCCACGTCCTTGTACAAACACGATTCTGCCGCCAATCATCAACGGCTCAACAGTGCTGCATCCACGTGTAGTCTGCATTTTGGGAACGGCTTTAGATGGTGTTACAGTATCGCTGCCACTTACTGTCCATTCGTTACCGGCAGTCAAGACGATTAAATCGGTACTTGCTATCAAGTGTAAAATCTTAAACTGCTTGCGGCTCACAAAGGCAAGTGCTACTGCGCTATCATCGGTAACAGTGCCGCTGGCTTTCTCTACGCTGAAATCGCCGTAGTCGCCGGTCCTGCTCATCCACACCATATAAGGCTGCTTCTTCGTGCCGCCAAAACATAATCTGTCCTGGAAAAAGCAAAGTGTTTGCGGGTACCCGAATTCTTCACTCCATGCGCCCCACAAGAAATTAGTAGTCATATCTGTTGAGCCTAGCTCTTTTTCAACATGAGCTTTTGCCGTGCTGTCGCTGGTGATTTCAGTAAGCTTTACAACGCCTTCTGCATTGTAGGCCATTGCTGTTAAATCAACAGTGCAAGTACCACTACTGATAGTGCATACTGCTCTTAAAAATACCGGCTCTGTTACACTACCGCTTTCTGACGGGTTGTAATCGTCCTTAGAGGTATACTTCCTGTATTCTTTCCAGCTTTCGCCATCGTCGCTTTTTTCTACGGTAAAACTGCCGCTCCAAGTGCCGTGACTGATAACCTTCCAATTTTCGCCTACGCGCACTCTTTCAGTAGTGCCGTTGCTGGTAGATACAGTCTTGCTTGCAATCTCTTGTTTAAGTTTAATGAACGCGCCCGGCTTGCGGCTAGCGAAAATATTCTTGTTGCTCGTCAAGGTAATATCACCTTGCGTTCCCGAAGGTGTCAATTCTTTATTGCCGGTATATAAAATCTTTACCCAGCCATTAGCGCCCGCTTTGCCGTTTGGGCTACCCTTTATACCGCCGGCACCGCCTGCCGCACCGCCGCCTGCGCCATATGTTACGCCTTGCGTGCCAACATTAGAATAATAGCCGTCCTCGCCATACATACGGCTAGCCGCGCCGCCTGCGCCTCCGCCTCTACCGGTCAGCCCACACGCCGTACTATCCGTGCCTTTAGTGCCGCTAGTAGCTGTTTTATCTTCGTAGTTGCCTGCACTATAAGCATAAGCACCGCCGCTGCCACCGCCGCCGACTGTAATCGTGTAACTTGTGCCTTTGGTCAGCGTTAGAGTTTTTATAATGCGTTCACCACTGCCGCCGTCGCCACCTTTGGCGGCAGAATTATAAACTTGGTGTTCTCCGTACCTTTTCCATGTAACGGCACCACCACCGCCGCCGCCTGCACCGGCTATATCAATCTGATATTCGCCGGTAACAGTCGGCTGAAATTGATAAGTGCCAGGCACTGTACAACTTATGCCGCTATAATTTTCAAGTGAGGTTGATTCGTCGAAATACATATCCGTAATTTCAAAATCAGCAAACCGCCAGTCAGTGTCTGAATATCTTGCAAGCTGTTTTACGGGATATTTGCCGCTGGCGATAAACATAGTATCTGCGCTTTGAACAAATCTCAAATCTTGCAGCATATCTGCCGTGTACGGTGTCATAACTTCTATGTTTATATAAAGTCCATTCTTATGCACTCTTATATATTTCTCGCCAATCTCCAAAAGATAGTCGGTGCTGTCTGCGCCGTTGAACGGTACCAGGATGCACGCTTTATCGCTATATTTTGTTCGTGCCATATACTTCATACCTGGTCTGCGATAAATAGGACCGTGCGGCTTGATAAGGCAGTTATAGGCTTGCAGGACCGCAAACTGATACTTATCTAAATCGACGCGGTTGGCAACTTCGGCGCTGATTTCGCCGCCGGTAAACGCAGGCTGCAATAAATAATAAGGTGTTAACCCACTAGCCATAATTACGCCCTCCCGTCAAAATATTTGCTCGGATAGTCCGGCAATTCTTTCTTTTCGCTTGCCGTGGTATACTTCGCTTTCTGTAATGCTGCCATTGCAAGCTGATACTGCGTCTGCTGCAAGCCGCTGTTGCCGGTCAGTTGTACGCAGATATTAAACGCCAACATATGAGTAAACGCGCTCAAAAAATCACTTGAAAACATTTCCACGTCGTCAACATCATAGGTATATTCAAGCCACGCAGCAGGGATATTGCAGCCTATGCCAAGCACGTTGTCACTTGCCATATATAAGTCCCACTCTTCCTGCTGCTGTTCGCCTGCCCTTATCATTGCGCCGGTGTCAGCGTCAAATATCTTGCGCACAGCAAGGCACTTTTCGGGGTAGGCGTAAACGTGGGACCAGTACGGAGATTCGATACTAAGTTCTGCAAGCTTGCTCACGCGCTTTGCAAATCCCCAAGTGTAGCTTCTTAATAACTCTTTGCGGGTAGGCTCATAAAACAGTTTGCACTGTCTGGCCAACTCCGACTGCTCATCTATATTGCTTATACGCCCTTTGGCGATATGAGCCAGCGCCATATTACATACATCGGTAATGTTAAGCATTTTAACTATTCCTCCTTGATTATTAAAAAAGGGAAGAGCTTTCGCCCTCCCCTTAAAGTACTAAATCAGCCCGGCCAGTTCGGAACAGTTTCAGTCAAGCCAGCAGTCAGTTTGCCGCCGCTTGCGCCGGTAACAGTCAGTCTGGAAAAAGCCTTCATGCCATACGGCAGTTTTGCCGCAACCAAGACACCCTTCTTGCTGGCAGCAAGGGTATAAGTCGCAACAACGGTTTTAGTGCCGAAGCTTTCGCTGTCGGAAGTTTCCAGCGCCGCAGTGATAGTGCCGCTAGTAGCTAAGGCGGTCGGCGCAGTGATAACAAGAAACAACGGGTCGGCCGCATCACCGCCGCCAACGTTCGCAATTACATTGCTGGTCAAGGAATTGTCCATGTACATATTTTGCTGGTCAAAAATCATTGTTATTCACTCCTTCCGGTTATTGTACTGCCGCTTCGGTTTCGCTTTGGCAGTCAAGTTTCTTAATCTGAATACCTGCAAGATACAGTTTAGGCGGCGCGTCCATAAAGTCCTGGCGGGTAACATGAACATTGTTCTTGTTGTTCAGATAGCACTCCAGCCAAGAGTATACGCCGTCAGATACATACGCAACCGGCGCTTTCGGGTCTTGCAGACGGTTCTTTGCGAAGATGAATTTATTCATCAGTTCGCGTTGTGCACTGTCAGTCAAAGAGTTAAGCTTTTGGACATCAATATTGCACACGCGCACAATGGAGCGCACATTCTGAACGGCAAGGCCGCACTTCCAAGAGTACAAGGTCTGCAATGCACGGAACGGCTTGTTGTGCTCGTCGTATACATCACTTTCGCCCAAGTCCTCAGTTTTCAAGCCTGCCTGGGTGCCTTTAGGATATACACCCATTACACGGCGGTCGCCCCAATCTACGAAGTAGATAGAAGCATTAGTGTTAGTACCAGGAGTACCCGCGGAAATTACCTGGTGACCCGGAGTGCCCTTGCCGCCGTCAGTCAAAGTATTGTAGCGTACCGCAATACCATTGAAAGTGTCCGGGTCTTCATCCAAGTTGCCGTACAAGAATTGACGTGCGACGTATTGGCCCATGCCTTCTACGTGTGCATCGTCCTCTGCCATACGGAAAGCCTGCGGATTCGGTTTGCCGGAAAGCAATTCAACGTCCACGCAGGAACGGTCCTCCAAGTGCATACATACATCAATGCGCTGCTTTACAGTGCCTTTAGTCGGAGAAGTACCGCGGTTAATACGGCGGATAGACGGAGAAGGCAGGCTGGCACGAATAGTAGTTTTAGTACCAATCGGCAAATCGCCCTCCATCCACTTAATATCTTCCATAATCGGATTGGATTCGTTGAGCACTTCCATAACGCGGTCAATAGCGCCTTGCGGAGTTAAATACTTTCGTAAGTCACTCATAGTTTGGGAGTAACCAATAGTAGCCATAGTTTCATCATCCTTCCTGTTTTTCAATTAAAAGTTAATAAATTATTTGTACCTGCTCCAGTCGGTTTTCGGGTACATGTTTGCTGCAATGCCTTGCGCAGCGTTTAAGCCTTGTGCGCCGTTTTGTGCAGCCAAGCCGGGGTCCTCGCCAAGCAGTTCGCCAAGTTTCGCAAATGCTCTCACGATAGCAATTTGATTGCCTGCGCCGGTGATTTCCAGTGCTTCACGCACATTCAAGCCCGGATACATTGCCTCCAATTTACGGCAGGCAGTATCACAAAGGCCCTGTACTTTGCCCAAGTCTGCGCCCAGTGCCGTTTTAGCTTCATCGCCCCATTTAGCAATTTCTTGTGCACGGAGCTGTTCTACGCCTTGCACTACACGGCTTGCATACTCTGTGCCATACTTCGCAAGCGCTCTTGCCTGGTCATTGCTAAGGTTCATGCCTTTGATGACATCTACAAAGCGTCCTTGCTCATCAGCACTAAGCTCATAGCCTTCCGGCATTTCTACTCCTGCAAAGTCATAATTCACTGTGCCGGGCTGCTGTTGTGCGCCTTGCCCATTACTTCCGTTCCCTGCAATAGTGCCGGAAGCACTTGTATTATTAGTTGCATTAGTAGTCGGTTCTGTTTGCTGCTGTTGCGCTGCGGTATCGGGTTGCTGCTGTGCGCCTTCGCCGTTCACAACTGTGTTTTCGCCGTTCTCGCCCATTAGTTATTCCTCCTTGTTGTTATCTACATATTCCACTGCCAGCTCTTGTAGCTTTAGTTGGAATTCTGCATACTCCATTTCAGCCTGCTGTTTAAGCTCTATGCCTTGCAGCCCAAGTGCTAAAATGCTTTTGATAATGCCTAAGCCTACGTCGCGGCGGCCTTCGTTATAGAAAGTCTTGCTGTTGCCGGTAAAGCACATAGAGTTTACTTTGGTCACATCAAGCATACGCATCAAGAACCAGCGTCCGCTTTCACTCCCCAGCAGGTCAAGTAGGGCCTCTTTATCCCTTCTTGCCTGCTCTCTTACCATGTACTCTGTCAGCAGTGCTTGCTTTCTATCCTCGCCGGTATTGGATTTATATTTAAACTGCTCGCTCATTATTCCCAACCTCCCGGCACGCCTAGCCAGCTTGTAATAGCCGGATTGGAATCATTCGCCGCCGCAGTAAGATTTTTGGCCGCCTCTGCCGCAGGAGCCGCAGCCTGTGCCATTGCCAAGCCTTCCTGCATTTCCTGCTGCCGTTGCATTTCCTGCTGCTCTTGTTTGAGCATTTCTTGTACTTCTTCATCACTGCGCAATGCCATCGCAGGCACGCCAAGCATTTCAAAGTATTTTGTAATAGCACCCAACGGGTTAATCTTCTTCGTAACTTCTGGCCATACTTGCGCCATCTGTCCGGTTTGTGCTATCGCCTGTTCGATATTCACAAGTCCGCTCATCTTCTGCGCCTGCGCCAAAGGTGAAATATAGTCCACTTCTACATCCTCTTCACTCAAAATGTCTTGTAGTTCTTCCGGTACCGGTGGGAATCCACCGCTTCTGTCGATGATGTTATATACACGTTGAAGAATCAGTGTTAAGAATTCATCCTGCAATCGCTCAACCACCGGGCCTAGCTGTTGCAGTTTTTCCTGCGTTCTCTCCATAACCTCTCTAGCAGTCATGCGGCTATTATCAAGGTTATCTAACATCAAGAACAAATCAGCACTGTATGCTCTCTTTATAGCATCCTCAACGCGAATAATTTCTTCCTGCGCGTCCTTCAAGTCAAGGTCAACCGCGAACAAAGGCTTAACCATATCTTGCGTCTGGTCATCTACGGCTGTTAGACCGCCAGGCATCAAGTTAATACCGCCGTTATTCATAAGGCTTGGACTGCCTTGCATCGGCGGCTTTATCTTTAACTCTATTGCTGTGAGATAATCTTTTTTCAGCAGTTGCAGCATTTTACTGTCGCCTTCTGCAAACCACGCAGGACCTCTTGCGTATGCCTCATTGCCGCTGACAAGATAACGCGCTACCGGTACTGCTTCTTCTTCAAAGCCGCCAACATACAAGTATTCGTCACTCTCTGACTTTTCCAACCAGTACACGCTTCTATACGGCATATTCAGTCTGTCCATGTAGCCAGGCAGCTTATCACTGTTAGGCTCTACCATCCAGCAGACTTTATACTTCTTAGTAAGATTGGTCTGATTGTCTAACAGTCCTTTCAGATTGTCGGGCAAAGCGTCTACGCCGAAGCAGTCTGCTAGCTGCTGCAAAGTCATATCGTACTTTCTTGCAAAAGTAGTTACCTTGCCGAAGCCGTCTGCTTCAAGTGCATAAGTACCGATTGTCATTGTCTGAAACCTCACGCCGTTTTCTGCGTCGTAGAATATAGCCATCGGGCACTGTCCAAAAGGCAATTCCAGATATACAGTATGGATGCTGTTATAGAAGTTGCTCTTTGCAAGCACGCTTGATACAATCTCTTGTCTTGTGTCAAGCACCTTCATAGCCTCAACATTCGTATTCAGTTCCGGCCGTCTATATGCAAATCTGAACCACTGGCGGCTCGGCGGTGTAAGTCCGCTCATAACGCCAGCAGCGAATACCTGTGCCGCTCTCCAAGCTACCCCGTGCACAATCTTTAAGTCACGTCTGCGTGCGGGATTGGTCTTGTCTGCCGTATCGTCAAACTCTCCGACGAATGGGAGCTGATAATCTCTTATCTCTTTCCATCTGTCTACCCAATCTCGCCTATCCTCGTACATGCTTTTAAGCTTACGCACCAAACGTTGGCGGTCTGGCAAGTTCTTTTTCAGCGGCACCCCGTCACTAGGAAGTGTTCCCTGTGGCTTGCTCGCCGCTATCGTTTGAAAGTTCATAAGCTGTTACCTCTTAGCCTAAAGTATTACGGCCGCCCTCGCCGCCACTAGCAATAGTGCTTGTCTGCGTAGATGAAAAGCCTCTGCGTTTCTTCTTGTTACTGTCGCTGCCGGCCGCAACTTCGCTGCTTGTCGCAACGGTAGTCGGTGCCGGGTCCACCTTTTCAATAGTCGGCATGTTGCCGCCACCGAATAATTTTGCAATGCCACCCATTTTTAAATCGCCCCCATAATCGAATATTCTGTGTTGCACATCAGCACTTTAGGCTTTCTATCGTCAAACCCTAACTGCCTTAACGGAACCTTCCTTGCAAATGTTAGTGCCAGGCCGTCTGCAAGGTCCGGTGAACGTCCTAGCTTTTCTTTTATCTCCTCTTTAGGCGTTAGTATTAAACGCCCATTCTTAGAGTACTTGTAGTGAATGACAGCAAGCTCCTCTCTTAGTCCAGGTTCATCCGGCAAAGCTCCGCCATCTTCTATCCAGTCTTTCAGTTTGAAGTACATCTCTGCTCTGATATTCTCATAGCGCTTATTCTCTATCGCCGCACCTTGAAATGGTATCTCTCTCAAAGCCGTGTACCCCATCTGCCGTAATCTGTCGACTACGCCAGCACCCATGTTGCCAACGTCTATAAAGGTCATATCTGCCTTATTTTCATCCATTGCCAAAGCAATATAATCTGCCGTCTGCATCGTGTTCAGCTTCTTATAGATTCTCGGCTTAGCATATGCCATTAAACCCTTACGCCGCCATATGCACGTTCTGTCATCGCCAAAGCGCGCTATATCAGCGCCTTGCACCAGCGGCATATCATAGGGAACATCCTTTTCTGTCAGCTCTCTACTGAAAGCCTTATCTAGTTCCTCCAGGCTGAAAAGCTCGTTGATTGCCGATACGCTAAAGTCACACAAATACTCTTGTCTGAATTCTACCTCCGGCATATCCTCTTTCAGTTCTTCTATGCTCTTTGCGTCTAAGATGCCGCTATCGTACACGTTCGACAAATACGCAAAGTAACGCTTATTCGTCTTGGCCTTCTTGTACATCTCATAGAAGTTGTTCTGCCCCTTGGGTGTACCGATGAAATAGCAATAGCCTTTTCTGTCGCCGTTCTCTATCGCAGGTCGGATTATCTGCGTCCACATCTCCGGCTTCATATCCGAATACTCGTCAAGTATTACGCCATCCCAATATGTACCACGTAATGCGTCGGGGTTATTCGCACCAACGATATATATTCTCGCTCCCTGCGCTCCAGGTACTTTACTGGGGAATTCAACATACTTTTTAGTTTCATTCACCTTGATGCCCTCTATGACGCTTGTGTAATACTTCAATGGTCCCCATGCAATAATTTCCATCTGTGCACTGAACGGACCTACCAAAGCATACTGCGGGCTGATTAAGTCACTCTGCAAAGCATCCCTTATAAGGTGATTCACCATTCCGATGGTCTTACCAAAGCGGCGGTGTGCTACGATTACTGCAAAGCGGTGTCTGCTTAATTCCTTATGCAGCACCTTCGCCCATGCAGGTCGTGGAGTATATGGTATCTGTATTACGTTTTCCATGTTTACCCCCCTTGAAAAAATCATTTTGGTAATTTTTGGTATTTACCTCCCCCGGCGGCCGCGAATTTTTTTGGGTCCCACCCCCACTCAATGTCAGCGGGAAAGGCAAGAACCAAAATCAATTTTTGCGAAAACCCAGGGAAATCACCAACGCCAGCGCCGCCAAACAACCAATCAGAACCCACGCCAAACAAAAACAAAAACGTGGTAGGCCTGCCGCATGAGCCACGCAGGAACGGCCGCAGCACATCACCAGGCGAACGCCTGCCGCTAACATCATCAGCCAGGCCGTCAACATCTGGAGGAGCCAGCTAATCAGCAGTAGCAGGATAATATTTTACGTCCGATAATAAAGATTATGTTAAAAGCTCTATCTATGTTTATGTTTTGGTAGCATCTTCTGAACAATCGTTTACTATCACTGCATCATCTGCCGCGCCCCAATGATACACAGCCGGGCCCTTGTTAGCGTGCGTCTGCTTGTCAAACGCGCCTATACTATCAGCATATAGCTTTGACGCGGCTAGCTTATCCTTGTTGCTGGCCTTGTTGTCTGACATTATCTTGAGCCAATAGGCCTGCAGGTCCTGCACGGCCAGCACGGCTACAGCTGCGCCCTGCTGTTTGAGCAACGCCGCACATTCCTCCAGCGTCTGCGGCTGGGTGACTATTGCCGGCGGCCTGCCTCTTGTTGGTGTATTTGTGTTACTTAATAAACTTTTAATCTTAAACATTTCCGTCACATTCTCGTTACAAACTATGTAACTGTATATACAATTAATATTATCAATAATGACAATCACTAAACAATACATTAACAATACATATTGAAAAGATAATCATTATTTACCAAAAAAGACAATAAAAAAATGATTAACAGAATCCATCTGTCAATCATCAATTAAACTATATTTATTATCTTGCTATAAATTATATGCTTTAAAAAATGCTATTAAGTCAATGATACTTTTTTAAATCTTTGTGAACGCCGTTAATCTATTATAAATGTTGCTGAATAAAGAAGAACGGCCGCACGCTGAACATCTGCCAGCGTGCGGCCGTTGCTACTCTTATAATGTTGTTTTAACCCTCTGCATCATCTGCGGGGCTGCCGTCATCTGCTGGCGGCGCGGGGAACGTCAGAACGGCGCGCCCGGCATCATCTACAAACGCCAGGCGAACGCCGCAGGCCTGCGCCAGCTTAACCAAATCATTAATAGACCAGCTGTTACGGCTCAATTTGTTCCGCACGGCGGGGACCGTAATCCCCAGGCCGTCAGCCAATGCCTGCGAACTCATGCAGCGCATAGCAATTAGCCCCTTGATTATAGCTTTACTGTTATCCATGTTTTACACCTCCATTATCCGTTGTCTACATTATACCGCATAGCGGTGTGATTGTCACCAAAAAAAATAAAAAAATAATCAAAAAAGGTATTGACAAGCATAATCAACGACGTTATAATATAACTGTAATCAAGATACAGATACCGAATAGCGGTATACATTCAAGGAGGAACAAAAAATGACTAAACGCATGGAACAAACTCAAAACGCTAAAATGGTTCAGCTGGCGCTTTTCCGTGAATACGGCTTCCAGCCGTGCTTGAAGGACATTAAAATTTTGAACACCCGCGACTTTGACGAATTCCCGGGGCACGTTGAAGCACTCTACACGGTAGTCAAAGGCCATTTCTATAACGTCTTTTTCGATGTTACCGGTGAAGCAACCGTTTACAAATACTAAAGCTGACGGCGGCCCCGTTGGGGGCCGTAAAGCTGCCAGGCAGAAGGTCCGAAGCCCTAGCCAACAGCCGAAAGGAGAGTAAAAACATTATGACTTTTGAAAAGTACAACGCTAACCCCGAAAACAAGAATATCGGTGATTGCTCAATTAGAGCAATCTGCACGGCAACCCCGTTAACCTACCAGCAGGCTAAAAAGCTGCTGGAAACAAAGGTATTTGAAAGCGGCGCCGCATGGAACACCGTGAAGAACATCACCGCCGCCCTGGCTGACCTGGGAATTGAAGTTAAAGCCGCCAGCCGCGAAACAGTCAACAGCTTTACAAAGCATTGTGATACCGGCGCCAGCTACGTTGTTTTTGTAGCTAAACACGCCGTAGCCGTTGTTAACGGCGTTATCTATGATACATGGGACAGCAGCCGCCGTTTTGTAAAGCTGGTTGCCAAAGTCAGCCGCGAGAAATTCGCCGAATTAAAAGCCAAATACAACCCGGAACCTAAAAAGGAGGAAAAGAAAATGGACTGGAAAAAGATTTTTGCCGCTTGCGAAACAATTGAGGAACTGAAAAAGGCGTTTAAAAAGGCCTGCATGAGCTGCCACCCGGACAAAGGCGGCAGCGCCGCCGAATTCAAGGCAATGAGCGCAGCGCACGACAAGCGCGCCGCTGAACTTGCCGAAACCGAAAGCCGCCAGGAGTGGCAGCGCAACAAAAAAGCGGACGGCACCTACAAAACCGCCGCCGAAATCCTAGCCGAACAAGCGGAATTCGCCGAAATTTTGGCCGTTCTCATGGGCTTGAAAGGCCTTGAAATCGAGATATGCGGTAGCTGGTTATGGATAGGAGGCGAAACGAAAGAGAACAAAGACGCCTTGAAAGGTGCCGGCTGCAGATGGGCCAGCAAGAAAAAACTTTGGTACTGGCATGCAGGCGAATGGGTGAAGAAGGTCCGCCGCGCGTTGACTATGGAACAAATCCGCGACCTGCACGGCAGCGAGTTTTTGAAGTACCGCCCGGAAACGCCCTTGTTACAATAGCCGAAACGCCGCCCCGTGCGGCGTATACCGGGGACCGGCCGCCCCGGTACTGATGAGGCAGGCCACCAAAGGAGGAAAGAACCATGAACAAAGCCGAACAATTAGCGAAAGCTATAGAAACGAGCCTTGCAGCCGTGGAACCGCGCCGCGCGTTATGTTGGCGCTTATGCCGCGAACACGTGGCACGAATCACCCCGGCGCACACCGTTACAGACCTGGCAAATCATTTTGCCGCCGCGTTTTTCGCGGCCGAAGCGCTGAACGCAGAGGCGCGAGGCGTTTGCCGTTGCTATATCGCCTACACTGATATTTTTAAAGCGGAAACGCGCGAGAAGAGCACGCGCCTGGACCCCATCCGCGACGCCATCCGCGCCGCTGGCTATTCAAACGGCTATGACCCCACCACTTTAAGTTATGACGTTGACAAGCGCGAGCACGTTACCGCAAGCTTTACCGTTGGCCCGTGGGGCCAGTCCGGCGACTGGCGCAATCGTGTTTTAAACGGGGACTACCTGCGCGACGAGCTGCAGCGCCTGGAGAAAGAAGCCAGCGGAAAGACGCCGGCCGAAATCATAAGCGACGCAGAAGCGGCAGCCGCTGCCTGGCTGATGTTGAAAAAGCAGCAAGAGGCATATGAGCAGAATATTCTTGTTTTACGGAAAATGCTGCAGGCCGTCACTTTTGATGATTGGAATGATTGGAAGGTTAACGCTTATTAAGGAGGGCTGAAAATGAAACGAGAAGAAGCGTTAAAGCTATTGCGTCAAATTGAAGCGTACCGCCAAACCCCTGCAATGCACGAGGCAGAACGCGACATAACATGTCGCATCATCGCCGCTATGGTTGCAGAAGCAGGCGGCTTTAAAAGCCGCAACGAATGGACCGCAGAAATCAAGGAGGCTTTAAAGTGAAGCGAAAGAAATTTTATCAGCTTGACGGCGTTTATCGTAATAGTCATAATCTTATTATTGACCTTGCGAATAATTGCAACGTTGCAATTTACGGGCCGAAAGTGTTCTTTGTTTGCTGGTTTCTTGCTGGCAACCCCGACCGCATATATAAAGCGGAAATATACGGAACCAGCGTAAGTATGTTTTGTTTAGACCGCTGAATCAGCGACTTAAACTATTCAACCCACTACACCGGCAGGAAAGCCGCCGCCGGTGTAGAATATTAATAGGCAGAAGCGATTTTTTAGGAGGAATCAAGAATGTTTAAAGAAGTGAAAAACAATGTTTACAACGCGCTTTTCGTGGCCGCTGATGAAGAAGGCCGCCGCTATGCAGCTTTTGAAGGTGACTTTAACGGCGAATATTGGGAAGCGACCGCCTGCACCGAAAGCGGCGAGCTTATCAAAGGCGAAACCACTAAGCTTTACCCCGTTCACGTTTACCACGCTGGAACCGACGAATACGAAGAAGTGGGCTACGATGAAGAAGCGCCCCGCGTTCTGCTGCCTGGCTGGCGCAACTACCAGAAGTGCGGCTATAACGAAAGCTATTCCCTGGCCCCCGTCGCTTACAGTGAAGCGAGTGACCGCGTTTACATGATGCTGCCGGAAGGCGCTAGCGTTTACGCTGATGACGCAGGCTGCCCGGTGATTGATTATGACGGCTTTAAACAAGCCGACGTAATTAACCAATATGACGGCAGCGGCTGCCGCCCGTATATCATCGACAACGACCGCCGCCGCGCATATCTGGAAGTTGTCGAACTATAACCCCGAATCACCCGCCCGGCGCAAGCCGGGCTATTATCGAAAGGAAAGGCTAGTTTATGAAGCAGAAAAAAATGTGTAAATTAAAAATCGTGGGACTGGCGGAAAGAGAACGCCGCTTGTTTAAAATGTACCTTTATGAAATCGGGTACACGCTAGAAGATGTTGGGACTATTGCGGCCGTGCGTGAAACGGAAGTTAAAAAGCTCAAAAAGTTTGTTGAGCTTCTGAACGGCAACATCGAAATTTTAGACACTTGGGAAGTTGCCAACTATTTCTAAAAAACGAAAGCCCCAGGGCAAACGCCCCGGGGCTTTTCTGTATCCTGCAAATGCGAGCAAGCTATATATTTTTGAAGTCGAAATGTTTTACAGGTATAATCCTAGGGCTGCCATGATTGGAACGCGTGGCGGCCCTTTTCCGTGCGTGTGACGCATACTTTAGGGAAGCGAAAAACAAAAAGGCCGAGGCGAAAGCCCCGGCTTTTTTGTTTGGTGCGATTTCATAAAGAAAATCAACAATATTTCAATCCGTGCCAGCTTTACGCCTTTAGAGCTGGACCGCCAAGCGCAATACTTGAAAGGCGCTTACGCTTATCAACAAGACTATTATAGTATAACGCACAACCAATAGCAAGCGTTTTCTTAATGTTTGGAAGCGGCAGCGCCGTGCGCCTGCCTTTAACCTTCTTTCTTCTGTTCCGCCCTGGCCTTTTGAAAGCTGTTGGCGTTTATGTCAATTCGCAGCAATCCTTCTTGAATCGCCAGCATGAGCAGGCCGTCAATGAATGAGCGGCGACGGAGCGCGTACACCTGCGGGCTAATTTCATCCATAACGGAGATTTTGCGGACCGTCCAATGGTATACATACCGGTGCTGAATCGCCTTATAAGCCTTATCGCCAAACCGCTGCCGAAACAGAAGAAGCGAACGTTCCATAACATCCAGCCATTTTTCCGGCTGATAAACTAAAAAGGCCTGCCCAAGATAAATACACCGGACCGCAGCAAGCGGCGTTACGGCTTGAATTGCAAGGCGTGCCGTAGAATCGCCGCCGGTCCTCATATCAAATTCCAAGCGTTCCGCCCTCTGCTGCATCCTGGCGGAAACAACCGCTTTACCAATCGCATTTTTGGCAAAGAACAAACTCTCTGCGTGGTCTGCTGCTTCTGCGTAATCCATTTTCTTTACCAGTCCACATCATCGAGCGGGTCTTTCCGTTCCTCTTTCGGAGGATACGGCGCTGTGTTTTCCGCAATCCGGACACATTCCAAATGCTCCATCAGCAAGTAGCTTGCTTTAGAATTTTTGCCGTTCCTATCCACGTATAAATCAGTCTGAAAGCGGCCGCCCACAATAACTTGCGAGCCTTTTGTAACAAAATTGCTGATATATTTAATCAGTCCAGGCACAAAGCAGCGGCAAGAAATGTAATCGTAAACGCGCTTATTATCTTTATCCCGATATTGGCGCGCACACTGTATTTCCAAAGTGCATACCTCTTTGCCGTTCTTCATAACTTTTGCATCCGGTTCAAATTTCACCCAGCCAAGTATCAAACAATTATTCAACATTATAAATTTTCACCTCAACTTTTGGCGTATCACTATATTTTTTAGAAACTGTAAGTTTAACAATCTGTTTATCATCCTTATAGACAATGCCAGATATAGAATCAAGAATAATTTTTGCGACGTTGTCAACATCGGGTTTTTTAATCGGCAGCTGCAAGCCGTTTAAAGCCTGCTCCTTGAATTTTTTCGACTTGCTGGCAGGAATACCCACGTCAGCTATTATCTCTACTCGCAACGGCAATTCCGTGAGCGTCAGCCCTATATTTTGCATCGCTTCACTAGCTAACAGTTTGACGTAGGCTTTATAGTTACGGCTTTTCTCCGGGTCGTATGCTTTTGCAAATCCGCCATGAGTAGAAAAGCGAGGCCGTCCCTGCGCCGTCGGTTCGCCTGGAATCGTAAATGTTAATTTCATTTTTCTGCATCCTCATTGCTTTTCTGTACTGAATTGCCAGAATTAAGCTCATTTTGTAAATTGCGAAAAGCTTTAATGCTTTTGTTTGCAGCTGCGATTAAAGCACTATCAAGGCAAGGCCCCAGACTATATGTTTCTTCGTCCTCTTCCTTTGCCAGCTCCGCCATATATAAGCCAATCAGACTGTATACGGCAATGTCCTTCAAACTTTCAGCGATTTTATCGCCGTGAATATCGTGAGTATAAACAAAGGCGATATGCTTTGCCATATACGCTTTCAGCTCCTCAAACATTCCCTCTGCATCGTCGCTACGTCCGTTCAGAAGCGCGCCGCAGCGGAAATTAGCAAGCTCATCTGCGCCGGAGGAATACTGCTCATGCTTTTTCTTGAACAGTTCCTCCAATTCGTCAAGCTGGCTATACATAAATTCGCTTAACCCTTTATTCATATTTTTGTGCCTCCTTCACATAGTCAACATAATAGACATCCTTAAAATCTTCCGACACTTCTGCTTCTGCCTTAACCTGCGCTGCATCGGCGTTCTCAGCCTCAACGCAGGTTTGCAAGTCCATATCGGGAAAAGCGATACTCTTCCAGGTTACAAGATACTTCATTGTCTCGCTTCCCTTTCCTGTTTAATTGCCTCCAATATCGGCCGCTGAAATTCGCAGTCAT